TGAAGTCCACTGCTCGGCAATATCTATGCATTGAAGGTCTACCAGTTTTTCTTACTGTTGCACCTGGACGACAAGATGATGAAATGCGAATTTTGCCAAACTTAGATTCAACAACACGTAATTTATTTGCTACAGAAACTGGCATTCTGTGTCCTTTAAATTTTGTTAACCCAGAACGCACCACTCTACTTTTTCGTGATTTGTAAATCCTTTTCTTAGCATACCTTCTTTTCTTTGCGTATCTTTTTCTCTTAGAATATACTTTTTTCTTAACAACCTTTTTAGTATAGAATACTGGGTTTCCATCAACCCACTTAACAGCAGCTTCTGCTTTAGAAACATCTAATACAGTTAGAACTAATAATAATAAAACAATAACCAAAGAAACATTCAATAAAACAGAATAAAGACGATCAGACATTATTTCTTCCTTCCTAATCGCATTGATTTTCGTTTTCTAGAACCAATTTTTCTTCTACCTTTTCTTGGTCTATTCTTACGTTCATGTGCCATAACAGATTTCCTATTTTAACTAATAGTCAAATATGATAGATATAAAATTGAAGTACCTAGTAACATCAATAACATTACTGATACAAAAAATGATTGTATTTTATCTAGATTATACATTTATAACAACTCCCAAAACAATTGTTCCTAACATCAATAGAAACAGAATATTTTCATAAACTGTTAGTAAATTTTGTTTTTCGTATTCATTTAAAATTTTAAAGAAACTAAACATTTATATCTCCTATTTCAGAGCAAAAACATAATCCATTTTAGATCTATATTTTTCCTCATATCCTAATTCATGTAAAAATACCTTTATTCCCTCATCAATACGTTCCATTATAACAACAGGTTTGAATTTGTCAATTGTTTTTTTTGCACCTTGGATAACTTGTGGCTCAAATCCTTCAACATCTAATTGGATCAAATCACATTTTTGCAAATTTAATCCATCAATAGTCATTATAGGAATTATTCCATCTGATATTTCATTTACAGTAAACATACCAACATTTTTTTTATGGTTATCATTTACTTTACAAAATCCTTGTTCTTTACCCAATGCAGCATTCATTTTAATAACATTAGAATAAGGAGCATTAATTGACATACAATAAAAATTTAACCAATGAGGTTCAAAGGCATAAACTGTTTTGAACTTTTTTGCATATGCTCTTACATGTAATCCAAGATTGGCACCTGCTGTTACTACACAATCAAAATTTTTGACATGTGTGAAATACTTATGTTGATGGGAACTTTCCCAATCTTGAGTAGGTCCTGACCAAGCACCATCATCCTCTTTTATCCATATCCATTTATCTGATTCACCATCAACTACTTTAAATGTTCTTTCCTCTAGAATATTTTCTATTGGAATTTTCATGTTAAATGTTTCCTTTGTATCTTACAAGAAACCCATGCATTATAAAATTCATCACTTTGAATTGCTTGTCTTTGTAAAATTTCTAATGTTTCAAAATATGACATCCAACCTTTACTTTTACACAAATATAAAATGGTTTTGCGAATGTTGGCTCCATTAGATACGTGTTCATTTAATAATTCATTGGAACCTGTATATTCATTCCAATTTGATTCAACACGCATACGTTTCTTTTTTTTATTTCTCTGATAAGTTTTGGATGAAGTAAATAGTTTTTTTCCTATATACTTCATCCCATTGTCTAAATTTTCTATTAAATAAACAAAACCTACATAATCATCTTTCATATCACTGGTAAATTCTTTACCATTGTATAACCACATATCAACATCCTTTCTTGAATGTTGATATTTATAGTTATTCTAATTCAAAATCCTCCTGAGAAATAAATTCACTATAGGCTTCTGTAAAATACTCACTATTTTTACTCAAATATTCTACTACTAAATCATCAATGTTCGGGATAATTTCTGAGTAAAGCAATTTAATTTTATCATCATTTTTCACCAATTGTTCATATTGTAAAATGATTTCAAGTAAACTTTCTTCCATTTATACCTCGCAATTTCCTGGACCTGCAGAACAAGCCAATGTTTGAGCACCTTCCACATTATCTTGATTCTCTTCGAATGAAGTCCAATCAAAGCTTTCTGGCATAGTTTCTAGTAATTCATTATACTTTTCCTCTGATACTGTTTCATATGGTGCTTGACGATATGTCCCACCATCATGAGGTAAGAAAGATACACCAGACATTTCATCAAAATGTTCCCAAACCCAAGCACCAACTGTTGGCCATTCATCTTCTTTTACTGAAATAGTAACAGAAGGTTTATGTTCACACCAATGTCTTTGATACATCAACCAAAGTTCTAGATGATCAATAGCAGAAATATCGCCTCTTGATAATGCACTTTCTGGTGCTTTCTTTGGAAATGTAAATACAGTAGTTGCATTTGGTTTAGTTACATCTGGTTCATTTGGAACACCTGCATCAATAAGAAATTGTGTCAATGGGTCTTTATTATCATTACGAACACGACGATAATAATATGGATCGTGTCTTGCATGAATACCAGAAGCAGAATCTGTTAACTGAGAAACTGTATTATGGGTTACAATACCATTTGATAATTGATAAGTATGTGTATTTTCTACTTCAATATCTACAGTAAAATTTTCTGACATTTCTTTTTTAACTATTTTCATTTGAACTTTCCTTGATTAAATTTTTACAATTTTTAAAGTGATGCAATGCCATTGCTCCAGGTTGTCCTTTTTTACCACAATGAGGACATATTACATCTTTATGTTTCAATCTTCCTATTTTATACTGAACATTCTCATTCAGAAATTCTTCTATGTTTTTTTCATTTTGCATTTTTTTAGTATATTTAATAGAAACTAAACCGTCATTTATCCAAACAAATCCTTTATTTTTAACTCCACCTCTTTTACCCATCTCTGATTGAAAATTTTTATTTTGAAATTGTCCAGAAGATAAACCACCCATTGAAGCCCATTTTTTATGCAATTCTGGGTTGTTTTTATATTGATGAAACCCTAGTCCTAATTCAGCTTGAACTTTACCACTAATTTTACCTGCTAATGAACATATATCATTCCTAACTGCTAATCCTGCTCCAGCATTTAAATAGTTTTTCTTTTTTAATGCTTTCTTTGTATATTTTTGCTCTGTTATTATTGCTTCGTTTCTATCATTAAAAACTTTAACTATTTTATATCTGAAATCATCTTTACCATACAAATCAATTAATTTATGAACTATTTTAGATGATGTGAAATAAGATACCCAAAAATCATCTGGATTACAATCTTTAGCATATCTAACTCCTACATAATACATTTTTGTGGTTTTATTATATAACAAATAAATATAAGACATAAAATCCTCCTATGTGGTTGGTTTTACACATATTTATACATAGGAGGATTTTATCAATTAAAATGTCAAAATATCATCATCTTCTGATAAATCTTTTGCCATTTTCCAAGTTCCATCTTTAAGTTTAAACTTATGATTTTCAGTGCATTCAATAATAGATCCATCATCCATTGTAAATTTAATAGTTTTTTCTACTCCATTAACAAATAGTTTTGTGATATTTTGTTCATCATTGTTTTCATCATATACTCTCAATGGAACTTTAATATCATACCATTCCCTATAATCGTCACTTTTTTCATCAAGATTGATATCATTCATTTCAAAAATTTCTTGAAGTGATTTGATACCTTCAGTGGTTTTAATTTGTGTTTCAGGTACAAAACATCCGCTCGGTTTGACGCATGTAACAGAAGCAGACTGTGGAATACCTAACATTTCAGCAAATTCTTTATTAGTATCAACAGCAACTTGACGCAACATTTCTAATCGTCCTGGTAATGATGGATCTTTGTAATCATTTAATAAAGGACAATCATAGATACCAGTAATAGAAACACCAAGCAATCTTTCTTCTTCAGTATTCTTTTTCCAAATCTTTCTTAGATATGGAAAGTTAGTAAAAGTAGATTGAATAGTTCCAAGAATCGCTGCAAGTTTTACCTTTTCAATTAGATCCTTTTCTGTATCATCTGCGCGAGCAATAACCTCTGTAAGATTACAGAATTGGTATGGACGTAGAATAATTTCAGAATTGTGAACAAGAACATCATTTGCGTAAAAATTATTATTTTCTGTTTGAATATCATATGTATCTTCGTTTGTTACTACTCTTTTTGATTTGAGTTTTCCTGTAATAGTTTCCATTCTTTTAATTCCTTATGATAATTACTGTCTTCAGATATAAACAGGTTTATATCTGTTACTAACATACAATTTATGTTAAACTGTTCTTTAAATTCGTGAAATTTATACTCTCTATTGTCTTTATTAAAATATCTTGATTTTACCTCTACTATTGATTTTAAAACATCATTTTCATAGAGAAAAAAATCTGGTCTATATCTTTCACCTGATTTTAATTCAAAACACTGTTCCTCAATATACCATATAATATTCTGACAATCAAGCCATTTTGCAAAGATATATTCGTATGTTGACCTTAACCAAACCTTTTTTTTATCATGTTTTCTTTCATAAAATCCTTGTATAGATTTTCCATTAGTCTTCATTAAATTAGGTCTTAGTTTCGGCCAATCATAAAATGGAGATTTCTCCCCTTTTACATTTTCTGATCGTATTTTACGCAATTCGTCAGTAACAACATTAGTCCCTGTTCTGACATTAATATTGTCGAATTTCTTGAACAAGTTTCTACTTGAAGTATAACTTATGTTCAATTCTTTACACAGTCTCTTATATCCAATACCGTTATTATAAAATTTAACAATTTTTTCTTCTATTGGACATTTATTCTGTTCTAACCACATTTCTCTTTGAGTTTTTCCAATAGAAAAATTATTCCTTGAATTTTTCTGTTTTTTGTATGTTGAAAACCATTTATTAAATTTTTCAATGTCGTTTACTGTAAACATATTCCATCTCCTTTGGAAGAAATCCTTGTAGTATTTATAAAAACAAAGATTTCTTCAAAAGATTTCAATATTGTTTACACAGAAATAATCAGTTCATCATTTTCATCCAATTCATCTGCCCGAATATAACCACGATTTTTTGAAAAAACTTTATGATCTGGAGTCAACTTTAGTGTTTTTGTTCCATGTAAAGTTTCAATTTCAAGTTCAATAAGTTCTGCATCAGGTCTCGTCATTTTTGCTGCTTCAACAGGAACAAATTCAGAAACCCCATCATTCAAATTATGTGAAAGAACTGTCACTTCTTTATTATCAGCAATAAGTTCTACAACTTCTTTAATTGTTATTAGACCATATTCAAGTGTTTTTAATTGTGTGTCTCCAGGCAAACAACATGGATTCGTTCCGAAATCATGATCAGGGTCACGTCTACCATTTTTCTTACAAACATTTTTAGATGCTTCACGTGAGAAGATTCCACGTTCACCTGATTTAGATTCATATAATGATAACCATTCTTGCATAAACTGATGAACATCTGGTTTCTCAGTATATACAGCAGAATTATTTGAAAGTGCTCGTTGAACATTTTGTTCCCACCAAGCACCTGATTTAGCATTCCTCATACGGTCATCAGATAGATTTGAAAGTGAAATCATAGCAGAACGACGAACACCACCAACAACTACTACTTCACCAATTTTACACATAATATCATGACATTCAATAGATGTTAGTTTTCGACCTTTTGCACCTTTGAATACATTTACAACAAAATGAAATAATTCATCTAATGGTGCTGGTCCAGAAGAGCGACCACCAAATGTTTTTAGAACTGTTCCTGCAGGACGAAGTTTTGAAAGATCCCATTTTGGTAATTCA